GATCAAGGGAAGATGCAGATCGAGCAGGCGAAGATGCAGCAGAATGCACAGATTCAGCAGCAGCGTATTCAGTCCCAAGAGAAGATTGCGCAGGCTCGCGTGGATGTCTCGCGCGAAAGAGCAGAAATGATGAACGAACAAATTCAAGGAGCACAGCAAAATGCCGCTCAAAAAGGGTCGCAGTAAAAAGGTCATTGGCGGCAACATTGGCGAGGTGGTGCGGAAGTTCAAAAAGACCGGGAAGATTGGAACCAGTAGCCCAAGTGGCCTGAAGTCTGCTGTTTCGCAGGCCGCGGCGATTGCGTATTCAAAAGCGGGCAAAGCCAGGACCAAAAAAAGTATGGGCGGCGCAGTTAGGTCTGTTGTTCGCAGGGACGGAAGGACCCCGACCAAGATTTATTGAGTGATTTTTCTTGCCATGGTGCGGCATTCGCTGCACCATGGCGACGCCTTCAGACGTGGCCTAATTCGTCTGCTTTACATGGGAACTGCCATGCTTGAATTTGCAGAAAGTCTCCTCAAGGAGATACGAAAGCTACAGGCTGACACGGAAGCGTTTGTCCTTAACGGCAATATTGCCGACATGGAGCGTTATCGCTTCATGATGGGCCGTCTTGAAGGCTTAAAAATGGTTGATGCGATTACCAGAGATCTTCTGGCTAAGCGTAGCGACGATGATTTTTAACCGGAAGGAGGGCACTGATGACAACTGCATCTGAAGAAAAGCCGATGACGGCGCTTGAGCAGAAGTGGAAGGAAGCCGGCGAGGGCAAAAGCCCTGCGTTGGACGACGCTTATGACGCTGAAGGCAAGTTTCAGCCGGAAAAGCTTGGGACCGCGCTGCGAGATTTAGTTCCAACCCCGGTAGGCTGGCGAATTGCCATTCTTCCCTACCGTGGACCCGAAAAAACCAAAGGCGGAATTGTCCTGGCGGACGAAACGCAGCGTCGAACGCAGCTTGCTACGACGTGTGGTTACGTTTTGAAGCTAGGGGACCTCGCCTACAAGGATGAGTCCAAGTTTCCTTCCGGCCCGTGGTGCGCGGAAGGTGATTGGATCATTTTCGGGCGCTATGCGGGTTCTAGGATCAGCATTGACGGCGGAGAAATTCGTATCTTGAACGACGATGAAATCATCGGGCGTATTAACGACCCCGAAGATATTCTTCACATGTGAGGAGCATGCAAATGTCAGACGATGAAATGCAGTTTAACGTAGGGGAAGACGAATCCCCTGCTACGGTTACCTTGAACCCCACTGAGGGGAACAAGGTTGAGGCGGTTGTTGAGGAGGGCGAGCTTGACCAGTACAGCGACAAGGTTAAGCGGCGCATTGACAAGCTGACGGCTCGGTTGCGGGAGACCGAACGCCGTGAACAGGCGGCCTTGGAGTATGCCAAGGGCGCGCAGCAGCGTGCGCACGAGCTGGAGAGGCAGTATCAGCGCACGGATTACGCGCGGTTGAATGAGGCGAACACTCGCCTAGAGAGCCAAGCTTTGGCCTTGAAGCAGATTATCCGCAAGGCCCGTGAAGAGGGCGACGTGGATACTGAAACAGAGGCTCAGCAGCGCCTGACATCGATCATGTTCGAGAAACAACAGGTCGTTAACGTTGCAGCGCAGCGTGAAGCGTATCTGAACCAGCCGCAGCAGCAGGTCGCGCCGCAGCAGCAGGCACCGCGGCCCGCGCAGCGTCAGCCCGACCCCAAGGCGGAGGACTGGGCGGAGCGTAACCAGTGGTTTGGGCGGGACACGGTCCTGACCCACGCGGCATGGGGCGTTCACAAGGAGATGGTTCAAAAGGAAGGATTTGACCCCCAGTCAGATGACTACTATGATGAACTTGACAAACGCATGAGAGACCTTTTTCCACAAAAGTTTGAAAGTGCGTCAACTAATTCCAGGAGCTATCGGCCCGTGCAAACGGTAGCTCCTGCGGCCCGATCAATGGGCGCAGTACATGCACGCCGCACTGTCCGGTTGACTCCGAGCCAGGTTGCGATTGCCAAAAAGTTGGGTGTTCCGCTAGAGGAATACGCCAAGTACGTGAAGGAGTAGGAAATGTCCGACGCTTTTGATGTGCCAAAATTGAATCGCACCGCTCGCGAGACTCGCGAAGCGACTGCGCGCCGCAAGCCTTGGGCTCCCCCTTCCCGTCTTGATGCGCCGCCCGCTCCCGCCGGATACAAACACCGGTGGATTAGAGCAGAAGCCGGTGGTCAGGAAGACCGAATCAACATTGCTGGTAAGCTTCGAGAAGGCTACGAGCTTGTTCGTTCGGAAGAGTACCCTGACTTCACTGCCCCGTCAGTTGAAGACGGTCGTCACGCTGGGGTTCTCAGCGTTGGCGGGCTCCTTCTTGCTCGAATCCCTGAAGAATCCGTCGATGAACGCAGGGCATACTATTCTTCCCGCACCCACGACCAGCTTAAGGCTGTCGATAACGACCTTTTGAAGTCAAATTCGCATTCATCGATGCGGATTGACCGACCGTCGCGGCAGACCAAGGTATCTTTTGGGGGGCCGAAAGGCTCCAATCAGTAACATTTTTGAGGAATAGACAATGGCAAATGTCGATAAAGCATTTGGTCTGCGTCCGCTGGGTAATCTTTCTGCGACTGGCGCTCAGAAGCAGTACGGTTATGAAATTGCGGACAACCAGTCCGGTGCCATCTATCAGGGTGACCTTGTCACCATTGTTGATGGCTATGTTGTAAAGTTTGCTCCCGCTACCCACTCGGCGGCGCTGGGTGTTTTCAACGGTTGCAACTACATTGACCCGTCGTCAGGCAAGCCGACCTGGAAGAACTACTATCCGGGCAGCGTTAACATTACGTCGGGCAAGATTACTGCCGACGTTCTTGACGACCCGAACCAGCTTTTCCTTATTCAGGCGGATGAGGACATCGTTCAGGGCGACATCGGCAAGAATGCGGATGTGGTCGGCACTGGTGGTAGCACTACCACCGGCGTTTCCACGATGGAGCTTGATTCTTCCACGATTGCCGACACGGCTGCCCTTAATCTTAAGATTGTTGGGCTGTGGAATACTCCCGGCAATGAGCTGGGTAACTACGCAGTTGTCGTTGTGAAGATCAACGAGCACCTGTACGGTTCCACCGGCGTCAAGGCTGTGACCTAAGAGGTAATTACAAATGGCAATTTCACGCGCACAGCTTGTAAAAGAACTTGAGCCGGGTTTGAACGCCCTGTTCGGTCTTGAGTACAAGAACTACGAGAACGAACACACGGAAATCTACGACATCGAGTCGTCTGACCGTGCGTTTGAAGAAGAAGTGATGGAAGCCGGCTTTGGCGAGGCTCCGGTGAAGAACGAAGGCGCTGGCGTCGCTTACGACCAAGCGCAGGAAGTCTACACCGCCCGCTACACGCACGAGACCATCGCCCTAGCGTTCAGCCTGACCGAAGAAGCGGTTGAGGACAACCTCTACGACCGCCTGTCGGCTCGCTACACCAAGGCGCTGGCCCGTTCCATGGCTACCACCAAGCAGATCAAGGCCGCTTCCGTGCTGAACGGTGCGTTCGACACCTCTCTGGGTGGTGACGGCAAGCCCCTCTGCGCGACGGACCACCCGACCCTGTCGGGACCGGACCTGCGCAACGAGCTGGAGACGGCGGCTGATCTTTCGGAAACTTCCCTTGAGCAGGCGCTCATTGACATCGCGGCGTTCACTGACGAACGCGGTCTCAAGATTGCCGTTCAGGGCCTGAAGCTGCTTATTCCGAAGGAACTTCAGTTCACGGCGGATCGTATCCTGAAGTCCACACTCCGTGTCGGCACTGCGGACAACGACATCAACGCTATCCGCAACATGGGCATGATTCCCCAGGGCTACACGGTCAACCATTACCTGACCGACCCCGATGCGTGGTTTGTTAAGACCGACGCACCGAACGGGATGAAGATGTTCCAGCGTGTTTCGATCAAGACCGGCTTCGAAGGCGACTTCGACACCGGCAATGTTCGATACAAGGCTCGTGAGCGCTACAGCTTCGGCTTCAGCGATCCGCGCGGCATCTTTGGGTCGCCTGGTTCGGCCTAACCTGGGAGAAATCCTTGAATTAAGGGGGCTGTCAAAGCCCCCTTTTTTCATCTAGACTCTGACTTATCTAGGGTTTTTTACCTGTGCCGACTGTCCTAGCAGACTTTGTAGAGACGGTACAGGAAGTGCTACAACACGAGGATAAAACATGGCTTCTACTACTTTTTCGGGTCCAGTAACGTCGACCAACGGCTTTATTGGAAATGTCACGGGCGCTGTTACCGCTACAACCCCGGTCAATGCCACGGCGTCCACTCTTGCCGTCACTGCGGCCACGCACGGCGGACGTGTTGTTACCCTTAATCGTGCAGCGGGCATCGCCGTCACCCTTCCGGCTGCTTCTGGCAGCGGCACCGTTTACCAGTTCGTGATCGGCACGTCCGTCACGAGCAATTCGACCACCATCAAAGTGGCCAACGCCAGCGACACCATGACTGGTTCCGCTTATGTAATCTCGGACGGAGCGGCGGCGGTCCTCGGCTACAAGACGGGGGCTTCTGACGACACGGTTACCTTTAACGGCAACACCCTGGGTGGCCTAAAAGGAGATACGGTCCGCCTCGTTGATGTTGCGGCGAATCTGTATTCGGTACAGGTGCTGTCGCAGGCAACCGGGACTGAGGCGACCCCTTTTAGCGCTACGGTCTAAGGGGCTCACACATGAGCTTCGCTAGTGACATTCAGGCCGTTCGGAAGACGGCCACCGGGGATGCTGTTTCTGGACGAACTCGCCTCGCTGGGCTGTATTTCACCCACACCGCCACACCCGCAA